TCCATGCTTATAAAAAATATCAATCATTGGCTTATATTCAGGTCTTGCAAACCTAGCAGTCTTACTTGTTTCTTTTAATGTGTTTCTTTCTGGGTCTAGGTCTATTGCTACACCCCAAGAATGGCGGCTTAATTGTGTGCCTCCACGCATAACTCGATAATTAAAACAACCACCGTATTTGTTTATACCAAGTCGATTAATTTCCTCTAATCCATAATGCGCCAGGATATCATTAAAAACCGCTAGGAATTTATCAGCAACAAGTTTATGACATCGCATCTTACTGACTGGTTTACCATCGTATAGGAATGGATAAGGTAGTACAATCGTTTTTAAATACGTTCCTTCAGGATTTGGTGCGCCATATTTGGCAATCATTTCTTTAGTTGTCAGCATCTTATTTACATTTAGTTGTTTACTGTAAACATATTAATTGTGCAATATATCACACTTTCAATAGTTATTTCTGCTTAATCTTGGTGAAATATACTTAATTGTGCAACGGATTGCACTATCTTCTTAAATATACTTTTGCCAAAGCTATCACAAATCCAATGGCAAAACAAATAATTAGAATTTTAATAGGGAAATTCCACTTTTTCTTGATTGTTTTATACTCTATTTTCGTCTTGTATTTTACAACTTCTATTGAATCTCGTTTTATTTTATATTCCGTTTTAATCTGATACCTCGTTTTAGGCACGAAAACTTCATTGTAACGCACTATCGTATCGTACTTGGTAACATACTTAACCCATTCGTTATTTATGAATACTGAATCAATCTTTTGAATCTCGATTGTGTCGGAAATTGTTTCACATCTCATTCCTTTTTTAACTGCTTTTCCGTAGTGATACGAAGCTGAACAACCATAAAGCATTAATAAAATAAAAAAGGACATTATACTTGCCCAAATAAACGCTAATAAATGCGTAAAATTTATTTTCATTTTTCTAATTTTTTACTGAATGAATCAGAAATCTTACTACCTACCGCAACTGAAAGAAAACCGAAGAATACTTCAGTATTAAAACCATGCATAAAGAAATCTATTAAGCCAACAAGCACACAAATAGAAAAAGAAGTAAACATTGTAAGCGAAGTTCTTGACCATTTACCTTCCTTTTTTAAAGTATCACGAAATAAACTTTTTATTCTTTCTATCATTTGGGAGTATCGCAATTAGTTTTTCTTTAATCTCCACCTTACTATGCGTTGATGCTTGACGTATTTCTTGGTTTGCGCTTAGACAATTATACAATTTATCTTCAACGGAATTTAACCTGGTGTTCATCCAAATCAATGCGATGACAGTCATTCCTAAAGCACCATGTTTTTTAATAGTTTCTAAAATTTCAAGCATTGTGGTTTATTTATAAAAAGATTATTGAATCGTTAAATCCTTGCGTTTGTTGTACCGATGGTCTAATGTCCGAATCTCTATTTAAAGGCGAAATAAAATTGGGGAATAAGTCTTTATTCATATCCAAATATTTCCATAATCTTGACTCGTAGAAACTAGCTTTTTGAGCGTAATGGTCTTGTACAAAGTTGACCTCTCCTTGACTAACGTTATTAGAATAGTCTCCATTTTGCGTTTGGATTCCTTTGTTCTTTAATTGGTACGATAAACCGAAAGCTGCATCTTCAGCACTTCGCCATGCAATTGCAGGTTGAATGTAAGTTACTAATTCTTCTTCGTCAACAGTTAATGTTTGATTGTTATAAGCGGCCAAAACGTAGTTATAAAAATAAGTACCTAGAATCGGCATTATTCTCATGTCTGATTGTGTCTTGATAAACGGAACGATATTGTTAACGTCAATGTTTGCAGTTATTGGCGTTTGTGTTTTTAGGTAGTTTTCAGTTACAAAGTAAATCATAGCATCGGAGTTGAAGGAGTTGAAGAAGTAGCTACGTCTCCACCTTCTACGGGCGGTAAACTTGCTAACTTACGAATTTCATTTTGCGTCATTGAATCAAGCACTTTGTTTGCCACCAATGGAGACATAGCATTCAATGCGTCTGAGGTAGCTGAAGAAGTAGAATCTAATTCAACAATAGTTTCGTTAACGATTTGGAAATTATTGATTACTAGCTTTGCGTTTATATTACAAATAGCTAAAATCTCATTGAAGATTTCTTCGACTGAGTTACGCAAAGGAATGATACTATTCTTTTCAAAAATTACATACGATTGTTTGATGTCGCTGCCACTTCCCAACTTACCGCTTACTCGAATTCCCATTAAGATAGGGTCTATTATATGCGCTTGACAAATCTTTGAATCTATGCTCTCCGTAGTAACCTGGAACAAGTTATCATTTGAATTCGTAGGTATTGCTTCAATCGTTGGGAGAGATTCTTTATTATTAGCAAAGAATGCGATTGCTTTACCCGCATTTGTAGCACCTTTTGCTCTATCGATTGTTGTTTTAATACTGTTCTTCTCTTCTTCGTTTTGTGGTTTCTTAGGAAACATCATTGCAAACGATGGGAAGATAGAGTTTTGAATGTTTGACTTTTGCAGATAAGACATTTCACCATCTAAAAAAGCCCAATTCATACATGATGAATATTGCGGTAAAGTGTAAACGTCTTGACCTACTGAATAGTCCTCATAACAATAAAGAAATTCAAGGTCTTTTGTGTTGAATTTATAAGGCTTAATCGTTTGTATGTTTATTTGAGTAGACCAATCATCGCAGATGTAATATAAATCATTTGTAGCGTTCTTTCTAACCTTATCCGCTGCGATGTGCTTACAAAAAATTAGCGTTCCAGTTTGATTAAATCGCAAGTGAAAGTAAACTCTACCATGAATGATTTTTTCTTTAGTAACTGCGGGTAAAATTTTCTTTAAATTCATTCGCTTTTCAAATGCGTAGATGTCTACCTTTTCCATTGGTGAAGCAGTCGGAGAATATTGCAATTCGTACCCACCGCCAACCGTAGCGTTTGTTTTAAAGTCTACAATTGCACCATGCAACGGAGACGTGTAGTACATTTGATTTAGTAACTGAGGGTAAAGGTTGTCTGAGCCAAATCTAACATAGTTACCAACGTTTAAACGGGCATTAACGTAAGGTAGAGATAAGTCTCCTTTTCCTACTTTTAAGAATGGTGTTGAAAAGGCTTGATATCCTCCTAATTCTTGTACTTCTACGGCTTTATTTGAGCCAAATTCGAATCCTAAAATCTTCATTAATCGTATATTGTGTTTGTTACTACTCCTGCGACAACCATTCTGCCCTCTTCTACTACATTTAAACCAGTATAATAATTAATATCTTGGTCTACAATGACGATAGGGTCGGCAGATTCGTAAACAGTATAGGTATATTGTCCAAGAATAAAGGTTGCATCAACTCCCTCTTCTAATTGGAATAAATTGTATCTTTCTTTATAGTCTGAAGTATCAGTTCCTACCCATTGGAAACCTTGTGAACTTTTATTAAATTCATTTTGGAATAAAAATAAGTAGGTAGGATTCGAAATAGTTGAACTCTCAGTTAACGTGAGAACAAAAGTATTTGCAGAATCTTTTTCTAAGTATATCATATTATATAATGGTCTTTAATTACGATTTGTTATAAAACAAAAAACCCCCACTAATTAAAGTGAGGGTGAGGATAGCAAATTTTACTTTTAAACTAGTAAACCTGCAATAATAGTAGGGTCAACTTCGTATGCTAAATTTTCTGATTCAGCAACGATAGTAATTGAATACTTTGAGCCATCTGCTTTAGCAGTACCACTTCCTTCAGCTACCGCAGTAACTTGTGCATTTGCAAAGTACCAATATTTTCCGTTTGCATCTAAAACTATAATAGCCAAGTCTCTTTGTCCTTCTCCTAAGATTTTGATAGAACGAGACTTCGCTGCTTCTCTACGGTGAAACATTAAAGTAATCGTAGCAGTTACAAAAGAAGAGCCATTGATTAAATCGTTTGCTTGGTCTTCAACATAGTTACCCGTATTGCGTTTGAATTCGAAAGGAATGAAAGGGTCTCCCGCAGTAATTGCAGTTATTTCCCAATTCGGTTCGTCTACTGTTACCGAAGTTACTTCGCTTTGGTCATTTATGTAAACCGTTTGGATGCCTCCGATATTGTTATCGCATCCTTTTGTGATTGTTGTTATTGTATTGCAAATTGACATAATTTTTATGTATTAAAAAAGGGTAGGCGAATCCACCCACCCTTTCTAGTTAGTAATTATTAATTAAGAATAAAGAACAATCTCAGTAGGATTTGTATACCAGAATCCAACTTTCAAGTTTGCACGAGTTCTCAAGTAAGGCTCAGCAACTGTATCGTTCAAGTTAACTGCTCTTAACGCTTTTGCATCTGATTCAGAATCGAAAGCATAAATCAAGTTATTCTTCAAAGTCAATACCGCAGTATCGTTAGGCAAACCTTCAGCAACTACCATCTTAATTCCTAAAAAAGTCAAAGCTAAAGGAAGCGTTACAAACGTTTGAGTGTTACCCGTTGCAGCAGCTAATTCGTAAGCAGTAGCAATGTTAGAAGAAACATAGAAACGTAAATCTGCTTTCTTACGCTTGATAGTTGCAGGAGCAGCATTCAATATTGCAGTCAATTGTGCGATAACGTTAGTAGAAGTAATAGCTACGTTAGCAACATCTACAACCGCAGCATCTGCTAAAAGTCGCTTAAGGTAACCATCACACAAAGACAATAGAGGGTCTAATGAATCAGTATCACCTTGCCATCTCAATAACTCAACATCCTCACCGATTTGCATTGACATTGTTTCCCAATAGTAAGACATGAAAGAAGCAACTTCGAAACTTCCGTTTGAACCCGCAGCCATTTGCAAAGAAAGGAAAGATTGCTCTAAATCAAACTGACAAATTTGAGCCATAGCAGACAATGCACAAACGTCAATGTCGATAGCATCCAAAGCGTCAGTTGGAGCAGAGAAAGCACAAGTAGAAGATTGTAGGATATTACCAAAAGTAACGTTAGCTAATTTTGTAGCTGACTTGATACCAGGCAAAGTACGATAGTTATCTACGATGTCTTCAGTAATGTAAGCACGAGAATAAAACTCGTTAGGATTAGCACAAAGTAGTGCGTTTGTTTCGATGTCTAAATCGAATTTTAATTTTCTTGACATTTTTAGTCTTTGTTAAATTGGTTAAACTTCATTAATTTTTCGTGAGCAGATAATTTTTGCTCGGTAACTTCCGTAACTTCTTCTTCAAGTGTTGGAATCATTGCTTTAACTTCAGCAATAAGCTGAATAAGTTCGTTGTACTTTTCGTCGATTGTAGGCATAACGATTGCAAGAATAGCTTCAGCGTCAGCAGTCGGGTCAACTGCCATTGCAGCTTCAACAACTTCTTCTTCTACTTCTACTTCCTCAGCCATCACTACCTCTTCTTCAACTACTTCTTCGTCAGCCATTTCGACTTCCACTTCAATAGGTGCATCTTTCACTTCAACAACAACTCCGTCTTTAACAACGTAGATTTTGCCTTCGATTAGATGTTCTCCATCAGGTAAATTCATACTGTTTTTTATTTGTTTATTAATACTTAACTTCAAGCCTAAAAATCCTTCAATAGAAAAACCAACTTGTCCGCTTTCAACAAGTTTATTATAATATTCTTTATCTGTTATTTGAGCAGTTAGCATAAGTGTTCCTTTAGGTACTTCAATACCATACGAACTATATGATTTATCTTCTTTAGGATTTTGAACTAGCCAACTTTCAAGAATGTAAGCGGGAACAATTTGTCCAGCGTCATGCTCCAGGTTGAATAAGTTTTTGTTGTTTAGATTCTGCATGAAATCAGAATAAATTGTCTCAATCTCTTGTTCAGAAAATTGAACAAAATATTCTCCTTCGGAATCGTTACGGTAAATGTCCATTGGAATCATGGCGGGTGCTACGATTCTCATTTTAGGCTCGTCAGCAAACTGCATTACTTTAGAGTGACTATTAAAAGCCATTCCTTTAACTAAAATTGCGGGTTTAGAAGTGAATGCGACTTGCTCTATTCCTAAGATTTCCCCATCGGAATAGTCTTCGTCAATCGTAACTTTAAAAATAGGAATGTCATTAGCCATACATTATAATGGCATACATTTTTTTTTGTTATATTTTTGTATATTTGCTAAAAAAACACTATGGTAAAAATCGGAACAACAAAGATTAACAACGAAGTAACTGAACTTACAATTGAGCAGTTTGAAAAACTTAGCGCAACAATGAATAATTTAGAACTTGACCAATTTGAGAAATGGGCAAAGATATTTATTGACTTGGGAGCAAATGAAGATGAAGTTTATGATTTGGATTTTGAGAAGTTTACGGAAATCGTGAAAGAATTTTGCGATACAAAGAAAAAGCCTACAAAAAAGTTTCTTAAATCAATTGAATTTGATGGTTATACTTACCAAGCATACGAAGATGAGTTTAAATTGAATGTTAGAGATTTAAAAATGATTGAAAAAGCAGTTTCTACATCTCCAGAAAATTATATTTCTCGTGTTATGGCTATTATTTTTAAACGAACTGACCTAACTAAAGCAGAACATTACGGAGATTCACACATTGCTTTAAAGTCGAAGATGTTTAAGGAGCAAAAAGCAAATATAGCTATTCCTTTTATTGCTTACATTGGTCAAAAGTTAGGTAAAACCGCTAAAGAAATTCAAGTTGAAGCTACCGAAATCGTGGAATGATATAACAGTCGAACAATTCATAGAGTTGAGGTCTTTGAATAACGAAGACTTTGACTCTTTATTTAGCTACGAAATAGAATGTTTATCTATTTTGACTGACATTGATGTAGATGAATTCGACGATATGGAAATAGACGAACTTTCCAAAATTGTAAAGCAAGTAACGTTTATAAAAAAGCAGCCTTCAAATATTTTCAAGAATCAGATAAACAATCTTACATACATTGGATTGAATGATTTGAAACTTGGTGAGTTTATCGACCTGGAATACTACTTTGCCAATGATTACGTTAAACACTTGACTTATATTAGTTCAGTATTGTATCGTAAAACTAAACTAAGCGAATGGGAAGAATTGATTTTTGAAGATTATTCGTTTAACATAGAAAAACGGAAGGAGCAGTTTAACGATTTACCAATTACATCGGTCTACGGAATCATAGCGGAATACATTAAGTTTCGTGAAAACTTCTTAAAAGTATATGAAAACTTATTCAATCCAATCTTTGACGAAGACGAACTTGACGATGCTGAACTAGACGAAGAAGATTTAAAAGAACAAGAAGCTGAAGATAAAATTAACCGATGGTCTTGGGAGCATACACTTTACAATTTAGCCAATGAAGATGTCACTAAAATAAAAGACGTACTAGAACTTAATCTAGTATTCGCCTTTAATATTTTAGGAATGAAGAAAGAACTAGAAATCTAAATTTTGAATGTTTCTTCCTGGTAGTTTGTAAGGCAAAGCGTTTTCATCTATCCAATTAAAGTTTACAAATACTTTTGGATTGTTTAGTATTCTCGCCATTTCAAGTAATGGGTATTTCTCGAACTGCCATTGAATATAGTCTTGTACAATTTCATTTATTATACCTTGAACTATTGGACTATCAAGCCACCTATCCGTTATGTCGAAAGCATCAATGTAAATCGTTCCTTCATCTAAAAAGAAATAATAATACATTACACTTACAGTAATATCAATTCTATTTAGTTCCGTTCCCGTCATCGCAGAAATACGCACACTATCGTACATTGTACCATAGTCGATTAAACCAAGTTTCTTGATTTCCATCTGCAAGGCTCTTGCGAGTTTATTCCTTGTTGCGTATTTTACTTTGAACGTAGCCATGTTGCAAATATAAGCTAAAAACTATTTATACTTCGAATTCCTTCAACCATTTAGCAACCATTCCTTCAACTTCGCTATCTTCCCAAGTATTGATATATGGCATATCTTCAGCAGTTACTCCAAACTTTGCAGTATCAGTAGTTAAAATAACATCAACGCTTAATAATTGGTCGATTGCTTTGTCTTGTATTGTATTTAAGTTTACCTCGATTGTAGGGTCAACTATCTCTACTTTGAATTGTGGAAATGTATAAGTCATATTTTTTATGTTAAAGTTGTTCCTGTTACGGTGAATGTTCGTACGGGTATGTATTGAAAAGTACTTGTTTTAGGTTGGTAATCACAACTACCATATATTGCAAACCTCCACGAATAAGCAGTATTTACCCCAAGTGTATTTGAACACCATAACGAATTAGCAGTTGTATTTAAATTAAAGGGTGAATAATTAAATAAATCAGATGAAGCTAATCCTATATTTTGAATATTTTGCAATTCTTTTATATTAGGCAACCTCCACCCCGTTGTAAATGTACCGATACTTACAGCTAATGCTCCATCTATTGCATTATTCCAAACTATATTTGATCCGTTTGCAGTTCGTCTATATCCCAAGACGGTACTACCGTTATAAGTTGACCAATCAATTACAATATTATTCGTGTAAGTTGAACCGCCTAATTCATCCGTGAATCGTTTAGTATTACCAAATGGATTGGCACTAGCTAATGTAAAAAAGTCAACAGCCCTACCCGCTTCTATATCACCATCGTCACCCGTTCTATAAGACGTTGTTTGTCCCGTTTTCATTAACGTTGCACCAACGGGAGCAGATGCAGTCGGTAGTACAATAGTCGCATGATTACCCGAATCAGTTACGCTAATCGGAGTAATGACGTTATTCGATGCATCTCTCAATCGAATGTCAAGTGCTTCCGTTGCATGGATGTCAAATTGCAATGTACCGTTAACTGAGATATCGTTGTTGTCTATGATATACTGAGTTGATGAATTACTTAACAAAGTAAGATTTGTTATCGTTCCATCATTCTCTTTTTTGATGTGAAGTAGAGCGTCAGGAGCAATTATTCCAGAACTACCTTGAGCGGGTATAAAAGTTGAACTGATTAGATTTCCTGCAGTATCTTTTAAACGTGCTTCACTATCTTCAATAACTTGCGTTTCAGTTGTGCCGCTTGGAATATCGTTTGTGTATAATCGATTGCCTAGAGTGTCTTCAATGATTTGAATTGCATCCTCACAACCTGGTGATGGATTTGGATTTATTGGATTCATCGGAATAGCACAACTTCCGTAACTTGCTACCTCAAAAGTAATGCTCATTACCCACCCCGCAACGTAATCTAAATCTTGATTGTTTAAAGGATTCATTGAAGCAGTTCCTACTACATCAATTTCAACATCGTTGTCATTCGTGTAGTAAACGTACATATCTTTTAAGATAAGCTGACAATCTGAAATAATACTATTAAGATTCGCTCTATCCGCTTGAATAATATCAACGCAATAGATGTCTACAGTAAACTGATTCGTATTTAAGGATTCAGTATCACTTGTGGGAGTAACAAAAACAACGGGATACTTCTCGTCTTTCGTTGCAAAGTTAGGCATCTGCTCCCTAAACTCCCCACCATACTTTTTTATTTGTAGGTGAGCATTGCAGAATGCTTCTATTTTAGATAATAAGGATATGTAGCTTGTCATAATACTGCGCTTTCTTGTACTTTATTCATCTTCTTTTGCATTGAAGTAACATCTGATTCTACAACTACTGCCTTAACTACCATCTCCCCACCTTGATTAGATTGTTGACCGTTTGCTCCAAACGTATTAGCGTTGTTATTAGCACCAAATAGATTGACTTGCGGAGTAGCTTGTGAAGTTGAAGTTCCGCCTCCACCGCCTCCACCTGGAGCAGTCCCACTTACCGTTCCACCTCCACCAAGAGCCGACAATCCTTTAGCAGTTGAAGCAACGATTGAAGCTATACTGATTCCCGCAGAAATTTTGTTTCTTGCAATAACGGGAATTGCTGCTGCTCCACTTGTTGCAATTGCTTGAGGAGTAGCTAACGCTGCTGCATTTGCTGCTGCGGTACTTATGATTACTTTAGCTACACCGATAGCATTCTCAGCTATTAATGCTGCTTTTTGAACTGCTTTATTTTTTTCAAAGATAGATTTTATAACACCAATTCCAGCACTAACTCTATCTATGTCTTCTTTTTGAATTGCTGCTTTTGCATCTGCAACCGCTTTTGCTTCTGCAATTTCTTTAAGTGCATTTTCTTTCATCATAGCACCCATCTTTGCATAGGTCTCTGCTTCAAGTGCTAACTGTTCCGCTTTCTGCGCTGCTCTATTGTCTTTCGATGTTTGAACTGCTGCATCCAAATCTACTTGATACTTTTGGCGCAAAGCCTTATCCGCTTGAAATTCCTCTTCAGCATATAACGCAGCAAGTCGAATCTTCTCGTCAGATGTTAATTTAGCGTTAGTTTGTAAATCTTCTAAAATTCTTTTATACTTCGTTTGATTTAAAACGATTTCTTTTTGTACACCCTCAACCATTAAGGAAGTTTCTAAATCTTCTATTTGTCTAATAGCTGCTAATCTATCCGCTCTAAATTGTTTCTCTGCTGCGATTCTTGCTTTATATGCTTCTTGCGCTCTTTTAGCAGCATCTTGATTAGACTTAGTTTCGTCTTCAGATTCTTTAGTACGTTCTTCTTTTTTACGATTAGATTCTTTTTTATCTATTACCTCGATTTTGTGTTTAGCATCTTCAACAACTTGTACTTGTTCGTTGTAAGTTTTTCGTAATTCAATTACTTCGTCTTTATCTAAATCACCACTAATTTGTGCAGCAAGAACTTTTTTCTTGATAGCTTCTAGTCTCGCTTCGGCAGTTTTTAAGATTTCAATTTGCTTTTCTTTTTCTAGTTTAACAGTATTTTTACCATCAAGTTCAGCAAGTTCTATCTCTCGGTCATAAGCAGCTACAACTTTTTTACTTTTTTCTTCGTAGGCAGTCGCTGTTTTTTCTGCTGCTGCTGCTTGTTTATCTGCTGCATCTTCTGCTGCGTTGTTCGTAATTCCTAACCAATCAGTAAAATCTTTAAGTCCTTGAATAACTACGTCTATAATATCACCGATAAACTCAAATGCTTTACCTATTGCATTTAATACTGGCTTTAAGATTCCTAACTTATTCATCACCACTCCGATAATCGCAACAATAGCTACAATCGCAGCGACTAAAAGAAAGATTGGATTTGCAAGTAGTGAAACTCCAAATTGAACGAAGGCTTTAGATAAACTACCAACTACCGAAATCAAACCTTTAATGCTATTTCCAATCGTTGCTGGAGAAATTGAGCCTAAAGTTTGTTGAAACATTTTAGCTTTTTGCGCTGCTTCTTCAAAGTCCAAAGACATCAAAGAATCTTTCATTGAGCCAAACGAATTTGATACTTGTTCAAACTTACTTCCCGAAGCAAATACTGCTACTTGGTCATTGGCATCTGCAAGTTGGTCTTTAAGTTCCCCCGCTCTCATAGCGAGTTCTTGCATTTGTTTAGGGTCGGTCGCATTTGCTAACTCTCCCTTCAACTCACGAAGTTCTGCTTTAATAGCTGCTAAGCCATTTAATTTTATAGGAATTTCAATTGGTGTTGAAGCCATACTTTATAATGGTAATTATTTGATTCGTGTTTTAAACTATTTCAGCACTAAATCCGTAATCAATAAATTTTTCAACTGAGTAACTTAACGCTGTATCAATCGACTGTATTTCCGTTTCCAATATGTTAACCTCAAAAGCATTCGTGTTTACGTTTGTCGCTAACTCGTTACCCTCTGAGTATTCAAAATAATTCAAGAATACACTTGGATAAATCGTTAATGTTCGACCATCTAAACTTGCTTTAAACTCGATTCTCACATACACGTTTTCAAGTTCTATTTCAGTCCCTTTAATGAAGATTGATGTACCTTCGATTGTTACTTCATCAACTACCTTGTCGATTCCTTTGCTTAGTAATATTCCCATTAGTCTAATCGTTTATATTTTAATATTGAGCCTTTCCATGTTCTGGCTGTTGTAGCAAGTACTGCTGTGTTTTGTGCAAATTGATAACGAAATGTAGCGTTTGCTGAAGCAGTAAATGAATAAATTATTTTTATACTTGACAAAACGTCAATATCTGCGCTTATTGTACCTGATGAAATAGAATTTGTTGATGCTGAAGGATTCGCATTATAAGGAGAAGTTTGAGCAGCTCCAGTAATTGCAGCACCAATTGATATTCCTGCACCTTTCATCGTTCCTGCACTTACGTTAAATGCATTTTTATAATCTGAAGAAGTATTATTTGAAGAAAAAACTATATCAAGCTCAACCATATAATGCCCCCCAGCAACAACACTAAACTGTAAATTTGTATCATTTACAAGCGTCGCACTATTCGTAACATCTTGATTTGCACTCTTGACTATTACGCTCCAACCTTCAGGATTCAATACCGCATCACCAACAAAGACAAAGTTCCCATCTGAACAAGCCGTGTCGAACTGTGCTTTAGTTCCCGTAATTCCAACGATTGAAGTTTGGTCGCCCGTATTTGTTCCATTAGCTGTACCCGTTCCCGCAGCCTTACCATTCAATGCAGTTTGTAAATCTATTTGACTTGACAGCGTTCCCGTAATGCCACCCCAAGCAGCACTTCCAATAGGGTCTGTTCCCGTTGCACCTTTGATTCTTACGTTTGCACCTGGCGTTTTGTAAAGCGTACCATCAACTAAACCTCCAACTGTTGCAGCAGCTTCATCCGCATAGATAGGTAACGCAGCTATACTTACCAACCCATTACCAACATCTAAACCAAATTTACTTCCATCATTAGCATAAAGATATAACGCAGTATCATCTTCTCCAATAACACTAACAACGGGATTATTTACACCTGGACTATTTTGAAACGTAGTATTACCTTCAATTAAACCTAAAATGTTACCATCTAAATTATGAATCCTAGTTCCCGTTAAAGTTAAATCAGTATTAGCAAAGTTTTCTCCAACCGCTACCCCTTCCGTTATGTTTACAAACTCATCACTCACAACGTTATCATCTCCGATAATAGTTCCTCTTGTATTGCTTAACACTACATTGTTGCGACCTTTAATAACTACGTCAGCGCCACTCATCACCACGTTGTTATTATCTACGCTTGTTTGAAGAATGTCTTTTGTAATATGACTTACTTGTGAATCAACGGGTAACTTTGGAATCTTATAATTGAATGGAGCAAAGTCAATTTCAGAATCTATGCTTATCAATTCGACTTTAGTAAATCCTTTTACATTTGCGTTGTAATCGATAATTTTGTTTATGTTCCACCAACTATTGTCTATTCGAATTTTGTCATTTAATCGCATTGCCTGGATGTCGCTCTCATTCAAGTCAAAATAAGCAATTAACATTTTGCCCGTATTGATTTGGTTAACTGTACGTCTCCAATATTTATTATAGAGATTATTGTTCGTTGGATTGATTCCGTTGTAGTAGTAGAAATCGCAAGTCGCAAAGTTCAAGTCGAAAGTTGGATTCAATGGATTGTCGAAGTGACCAAGCAAAGGGTAAGTTGTTATTCCCGTTTCTCCCGTAGTCCCATAATCGTAAATATTATAAGCACCACAAGTACTAATTCCACCATCTACTAAAATTCTAATGTTTGTTTTAGGCGCAGACCCA